CTCTGTTGTCCGTGCTGCTATCGAGAACCCCAAGTCCGAAATCTTCTGCTTCGCCCAGACATCCGAAGTCAGCATTCGCCAGCAGCAAAGTGCCGTGTGGGACTGGTTGCCAGAGAATCTCAAGACCAAGCAGACAAGCGCGAATACCTACATCTCCTATAAGAAGAAGACTGGCTTCACTGATTCGTCTTTGATCCTTCCCAATGGCTCGCAGATCATCTTCAAGACGTATTCCCAGTATCAGAACAACCCTACTATCCTTGAGGGCGCGGAACTTGGATCTAAGAATCATGTTTGGCACAATGTTGGAGTATGGCTGGATGAATACCTCTTAGGGCCAGAATTGATTAACACGCTAAGGTTCCGTCTTGCCACAAGAAATGCGAAGATGCTGGTGACGTTCACGCCCATTGATGGTTGGACGGAGGTCATCAAGGAGTATCTCGATGGGGCAACGACAATCGAGTCCAGACCAGCGGAACTACTTAACGGTGAGCTGGTTCCATACGTCCAGAAGTCAAAGAAGCTGAACGCCTCCGTGCATTACTTCCACTCTCAGGACAATGCTTTCGGTGGATACGAGCGAATCAAGGAAACGCTTTCAGGTAGAACTAGGGAGGAGATTCTAATCCGCGCATACGGTGTGCCGATGAAGTCTCACGCAACTAAGTTTCCAAAATTTAATAAGGTGGTCAACGTGGTTCCTCCTTCCTCCATCCCAACCAAGAACATCACGCGCTATCACGTTATCGACCCTGCTGGGGCGAAGAACTGGTTCATGTGCTGGATCGCAATTGACGAGACGGGAACCTTCTGGGTTTACCGCGAATGGCCGGGAGTTGACGTTGGTGACTGGGCGGAATGGAAGAGCGGGAAGTGGATGCCGGGGCCGGGGTCTAAAGGTCAAGGATTTGGTATCCGTGACTATATCGAGGCTATTCAGGAGATGGAGGGCGACGAGGAGATATTTGAACGCCTTATCGACCCTCGCCTCGGGGCTGCAAAGTATCAAGTGCAGGATGGTTCATCCTCGATCATTGAGGACTTAAGCGAATCAGGCATGGTTTGTATCCCTGCGCCGGGGCTGGATATCGACGATGGGCTACAAGCGTTGATTGGCAAGATGTCATGGGATACAAGTAAGCCTCTAGATTCAGTGAATCGCCCCAGATTCTATGTCAGTTCTGACTGCGAGAACATCATTCAAGCTCTAAGCGAATACACTGGCGAAGGCGGACTTAAGGAGGCTTGGAAAGATCCGATTGACGTTTGCCGTTACGCTGCCATCGCCAATCTCGATCACGTTGACAATAGCCAATCATTTGTTACAACTCACGGGTCTGGAGGATACTAGTATGAAAAAACAAGCAACTAAAGCAGCGAAGCGGGGCCGACCTGCAAAGAAAACGATAATTATTGACGAGTCACCATGCAGCCTTGATAGCCTTATCGAGCAGCAAATTGATGATGACTTCATTGTTATGCGTGTCTGCAACAACCCAAGCTGGGTCATTGTCCGCATGGATGGACTGGCAGTTCCGGTAAAATGCCCTTCTCGCCTATCAAACAAACTTGTTGGCAAACGCATCAAAGTATGCTTAGTATCTGCTGACCCCGAGGATTATTACGAATACGCATCATGACTGAATCACTAGAACTAGAGGACGAATCCCTTATTTACGCTGACAAAGAGCCAGACGTTAATGCGTTAACTGATGCGTATGATACTTGCTTGATTGATCTCGAATACTATTTTGAGTCTTGCTTGAGATCTTACAACGACCGTCGCAACATTTGGGATGGCAAGTCTGACGATCTTCGTAAGAACGGAGCGAATGCGTTTCCGTGGCAAGGTGCTTCTGACCAAGAGGTTAACGTGGTTGGTGAGCGGATTGACATGTATGTGTCTTTGTTTGACCAAGCCCTTCAGCGTAGCCACATCAAGGCGTTCCCAACGTCTATGGCTTCAATGCCGCGAGCTTCTGTTGTATCGTCGTTCCTCAAGTGGATGCGATCAACCTATATTCCTGACTTCAAGAACCAAATGGAGTTGGGAGCAAACTATTTGCTAGAGAAGGGGATTATGGTATCCTATGTTGGATGGAAACGAGAAAAAAGAACATATCTGCAACAAGTCACCATCGACCAAATTGCCCAACAATCCCCTGATCTAGCGAACCTTATTATTGACGGGAACGACGACGAAATGCTTCTTGGATTGATCCAGCAAGCGTTTCCAGACCTGTCGAGCAAACGCGCTAAGAAAGCGATCCGTGACATGCGGAAGACGGGGATGGCTGAAATCCCGCTTCCTCGCCAAACCGTTGATTGCCCAATTGTTTATTCGTGCGCCCCGGATGGAGAAGTGATCTTCCCACCGTATGTATCCGACCCTCAACGCGCTCCATATATCTTCTGGCGAACGTTCTTGACGGCTCAAGAGCTTGAGAAGAAAGTCACCAATGAAGGCTGGGATCGCAAATGGGTCGATCACGCTATCTCCAACCTGCGCGGCAAAGACTCCATGTATCTCGATGGCGAGAGCGTAAAAACCGTGACTCGTTTGCCAATCACTGACGACAATGACCTTGTTATGGTTGTCTATGGCTACCAACGTCTGATCGACGAGGAGGATGGTTCCGAGGGCATCTACTGCACCGTATTCCATCCCACTACTGATGGCTACGCAAAGCACGAGCTTCTCAATGGATACGATGACTACCCGTTCGTTGTGACGCGACTGGCTAATGACCAGAAGCGCATGTATGAGGTCCAGACGTTCTCCGACATCCTCCGTGGCCCTCAGATGCAGATCAAGACGGAACGTGATAGCCGGATCGACCGAGCTTCATTGGCCACCTTGCCGCCGCTGATGCACCCTGCTGGTCGCCCTCCATCCGATTGGGGTCCGGGCCGCCGTGTTCCATACCGTCGCCTTGGCGAGATCGCATGGGGACCAGTCCCACAAATGGATCAAGGTTCCATCGAATCTGAAATGTCAATGCGAGCGCAAGCAGACCGTGCTGTCGGCCTTGATCTTGCCAACCCGCTCACTGCTGCTCGTCAACAATTCTACATTGGCAAGTTCCTCGATCATGTCCGCGATGTCTTGACTATGGCGTGGAAGCTGTATCAACGCATGGGACCAGACGAGGTGTTCTTCCAAGTAACTGGCAACCCCAATCCGCAGACGATGACCAAGGGTAGCCCTGACGAGAACTTCAGCATCACTGTTTCCTTTGACTCATTGACCACCGATCCTGAGACTGCTGAGACGCAACTAAAGAACATGGTTTCGCTTGTTCAGCTTGATCGCAATGGCGTTCTGGATGTCAATAAGCTACTTGAGTTCACGGCATCGAGCATCAACCCAATTTTTGCGGACTATGTGCTGCAACCAGTCGAGGAGGCGCAGCAAAAGGTCGCCAAGAACGTCACTGACGACCTTGCGAAGATCTTTGCTGGTATCGAGGTTCCTGCCCAGCCAAACGGCGCACAGATCGCCATGCAGATGGTTCAAGCCTACGTCCAGCAGCCTGACGTTGCTCAACGCGCTCAGTCTGATGAGGCATTCGCTGGACGACTTCAGAAGTATGCCGGAGCTTACCAGTTCCAATTACAACAGGCGCAAAACGCTGAAATTGGGAAAATTGGAGTTGCCCCTGCTGAAATGGGCGGTATAAATCTTCAAGGCATGAATCAACAATGAGCGAGAAGCGATTCAAGAAGGTCGTCACCAACCCTGAAACGGGTCGCAAGAAAACCGTCAAGTATGGACAGAAAGGTGCTACTATTTCACCCGGCTCGGCCAAGGGCGATTCTTATTGCGCTCGCAGTGCCAAGATCAAGGGCGACTGGAAGTCTGATCCAAACTCGCCAAACAACCTGTCGAGGCGCAAATGGAAGTGCAGCGGAAGCAAATCAATGAAATAACCTTATGAAAAGCAAAACAAATGGCTGCGGCCACAAGGAAGAAAAAGAATACGGCAAGGGCAAAAAAGGCAAAGGATACGTCGAGATTGAAATCAAGATGGGACGCATGCCGAAGAAGAAAGCTAAACGCAAGTAGTCCATGAAAAAGCCTAAAACAAAAGCAGCCAAGCAAGCCAAGGTGGCAAAGGTCATGGGTGAATACAAGGCTGGAACGCTACACGCTGGCGTTAATCCTAAAGGCCCAAAGAAAGCCCCGCTAGCTAAGAGTCGCGCTCAAGCAACGGCAATTGCAATGAGCCAAGCAGGAATGTCCAAACGCAAGTAATATATATGACCCCACTACCAAAACCAACTATCCAGCAAGCCGTAGAATCGCTTTATGACCGCGACGAGTTCAAGGCGATTGTTCAATTCATCCGTGACGAGCGTGAG